TTAAATTATGCATATATGGATTTTAAAACAAAAATTTTTGATTGTTTAAATTTGCAACATAATTTATGTTGGAAACAAAAATTGCATCCTCTAGATAATGATACTATTATCGCAGGAAATGATGGAGTCTATGGTATAGATTCAATTACTTTATCTACAAGTACTGGATGGCCTACTTGTGTCCCTAAATCGACATATATTAAACCATCTGATAGAATTGTAGAAAATATATCTGTACCACTTGATGTAGAACCATGGATTTGGGACGAAGTTGAATCTTGTGAGAAAAAATTATTGAAAAGAGAAAGAATTATGTTAGTTCATCGTTGTAATCTTAAAGATGAGCCAACAAAATTAACTAAAGACAAAGTGCGTGTATTTGCTGGTACTCCATTAGTTGGACTTATATTAGTAAGAAAGTATTTCTTACCAATGTGTAAATTAATGATGGAGAACTCTGAATTATTTGAATGTGCTGTTGGGGTTAATGCTCATGGACCTGCATGGGATAAACTTACAAGAGCTATGATCAAATATGGTGATGATAGAGTTATTGCTGGTGATTATAAACACTATGATGGAACAATGTCTTCACAGATTAGTTCTTTAGCCTTAAGGCTTTATCTAGATATTGCTAAATGGGCAGGCTATAATGAAAATCAACTTATTATAATGGAGGGATTAGCGACTGAATTAACTAATCCACTTTATGAATTTAATGGTGATTTTATTATGGTTAATGGATCTAATCCTTCCGGACATTCGTTAACAGTTTTTGTCAATAATATAGTTAATAGTCTTTATTTAAGATATGTTTATTACAAAATATATAATAATAAAGAAAATTTACCTCTTTTCCATGAAGTAGTATCAGTTATCTGTTATGGTGATGATAATAAAATGTCAGTCAAAGAAGGATTTGATGAATATAATCATACATCAATTTCTAATACATTGGCATTAGATAATATTATATATACTATGGCAGATAAGGAAGCAAAATCTGTTCCATTCATTAAAAATGAAGAGTGTAATTTTTTGAAAAGGAGTTCTATAATGAATGAAGAGTTAGGATTATATTTAGCTCCATTGGAAGAATCGACACTGAAGAAAATGTTGCATTGTCATTTGCGATCTAAAGCTTTGAGCATGGAAGAAAGTTCAATTGAAGCTATTAAAAATGTTTCATATGAAAGTTTTTTCCATGGTGAAGAATTTTATGAAGATTATAGACAAAAATTACTCAAAGTTATTGAAGATGCAAAATACAATTGGTTTTTTAATGATGGGTTGCCTGATTATGATCAGAGGTTATTAGAGTGGAAAGAAAAATATCTTTCCACTCAAAATAACTAATATATTTAACCATTTAACACGACCTGGGAAGTCAATAAACTCATCCAAACCCGACCTGGGAAGTCATAAAACTCATCCTTAATGGCGTACCCATACGCCATGATATAAACGCTAAAAATGGGAGTTGTGTAATGGATACCCACTATATTTAAAGGATAATGGTTACCGCTATATATAGTGTAGGCTTGCACAATTTAGGATGAAATTCTCTAATTTCAAGATTTTTTAATCTTTTAAGTCCGAAAATAAATCCATTCCTGTAAATGAAATAATCATAATCATTTATTTGTACCGTAGTTGATTAGCAATTATAATAATGAAAATAATAATATGCCAGCCATGATGGGAACTGGGGGAGAAGATACCATCAACAAATTTATTAGTGTGAAGAATAATTCAAAACAACAACAAACTGTTAAGTTTGGTGAAAGTAGTGAAATTATTAACACTATATCAGCAGAACCAGATAAAACTTTTCTATCTGCTAATAATGATGATTTTCCTTTGGATAAATTTTTTGAGAGACCTATTTTGGTCAAACAATTTACATGGACTCCAAATGATGTTGATAT